GAAGCCGGGCTGAGGCACTCCAAGACGGGCCAGAAGCGGCAGCCGTTCCAGTCCGCCTTCATCGCTTCCTGGTGGCGCGTCCTCAGGCAATACCGGAATCACGGCACACCGGCAATTGTAACCGCTGGGGGGATAAATCTTCATCCACACCGGATCGATAGCTCGCGCGCAGAAGCCATCCAGCGCCGCGTGCGCCGGCCGGACGCGCAGGTCGCCAGCCGTCCAGTACTGCCAGAAGGGCAGGGCATCCATCAGGCCGGGCTCGCGCATCTGCTCCAGGCGCCCAGCCGAATAGGCTTTCCCCACGTTGGTCTGGAAAACGGTATCCAGCTCGAAGGCCGCCAGCTGCTGCACCCCGGCTTCAGAGGTCAATTCATCTACGGAGCTTCGGAAATCGGCCGGGGTGCCACCCTTGGCCAGCGTGTCGGAGAGCACGTCGCGGATCTTCGCGATCAACCGCTGGTCGCTGACACCCGCCACCGTGAAAGCATCTTGCCGGTACTGCCGGGTGAGCCCGTCGAAGACATCCCGCGTCACCGGCGTCAGATTGCGCAAATAGCTGATAGCGCCTTCGGCCGGCACATCGAAGCTGAATCCCGCGTTGAAGGTATCGCCCTGGGCGTCGTCCTCCGCGAAGCGCACCAGCCGCGAGCTGGTGGCCAGGCGCACCGGGCGCCGCGCCTTTTTCAGGCCCACTCCGACGATGTGCAGCCGTCCCATCAGGTTGGCTGCGGCCAGATGATTCGCCAGCAGATCGCCCAGGCGCGTCTGCACCGCGTGATCGCGCGGCGTCGAATGGAAGCGGACAGCCACTCTACTGGCCACCGTCCGGCCTGGTTACCGCCGCGATCTCCCGCACACGCTCTTTGAAGAGGCCTTCCGCCTCCGTTTGCAACTGCCCAAAGAGCTTGTCGTACTGCGCCATCTCCGCGCGCATGGCGGTCTCGACCTGTGGTTCGGAGAAGGTCGTGGTGGAGCGATCCGTAAGGGCGACGGAAGGCGCGGTCGCGTTGGGCACCATCTCCTGATCTTCCGTCTCGCCCGGAGTCAACGGCCGGTCATAGCGATCTGAAACGTAGCCAACCGTGAATTTCTTGCCCATGCGCTGCAAGCCGGAGTCAATCGTCAGCGCGAGTTGGAGATCCTCAGCCTCTTCCAGGTCAAATCCCCAGAACGGCATCGGCGCCTGAGGCCCGTAGTTCCAGAGCACAAGGGGCTTCACGAGCTGCTGGTTGATGACGGACTGCAAGCTGCGGCAGAGCTCGACGGAGCGTTTGTCCAGCGTATCGGCGTGGGTCTGGCCCTGGGCTCTTGATCCGCCGCCGCCTTCATTCCCGAAGCTTGTCAGCGTCTCGCCCATGGTTCTCCTGGCGATGGAGTACTGCATCGCCTGGTAGAAGTGCTCGTAGACCTCCGGATTCTGACTGCGCGCGATCTTGAGAAGCTCCTGGTCGTACTCGAAGCCTTTGGGCACCGCGACGGCCACGTTGTCGATGATGGCCTGGGCGATGTTCACCGCCTGCTGGCGCTCGGAGGCATTGTCCGGGTCGTTGTAGTGCACTACGGCCGTGCCTGGCCCCTTCTCGGCGTACTGCATCCAAAGGCGCTGGATGTTGCGCTTGAACCAGCTCGGCCAGAAGACAGCCTTGAGCAGCGGCCGTCCCATCCGGTTGCGGCTGCGCTTGCGATAGCTGAAGATCAAGAACTTCTGCTCGGGAACAAGCTGGCCTGTCGAGGCCCAGGGATTGTCGAGCAGTTGCAGCGGCCCGACTTGCGGATAGAAGCGGTCGCCAAAGAGGAAAAGCTCCTGGGGGCAATCGCTGATGTCCACGAGCGATGCCTGCCCCATCGAGGTATCGAAGATCATCTCCTGCACGCTGAAGCCGTAGCCGGGCGCGTCGAGCACGCAATCCAGCACCGCGTGGAAGTCCAGCTTGCCCAGCTCCCCCTCGACGAACTCCTTCACTTCCTGGGCCAGAGGCGATTCATCGCGCGGCGCGGGGTAAACGCTGCGGTCGCGCTCCAGCACCGAGAGCTTGAGCGTGTCCAGGCAATTGGCCACATCCTCGTCCTTGTCCTCCAGCTCGCGGTAGTAGGCCATCGTCTCCGGCTGGTTGTACATCATCGCCGCCCAGATCGCCGTGGGATTGCGCGTGCCGCCAAAGGCCAGAGTGTTGCGGTAGAGCGAGATCTGCGCGAGGTAGGAGCTGGACGCCGGAATCATCTCGCCCTTGGGCGGCAGCGGCGGAACGGCGGGAATCTTTTCGTCGGCCATCAGAGGTACCCCTTCATTTGCGAATAAGACGTGGGCGTGTCCGGAGTCTGAACCCCGGAGAGCAGGCATGCGCCGCCGTCTCCAGCCAGGTCCGCCAGCGCCTTGGCCCAGAAAGCATCAGCATGGGCAAAGAGCTTCTTCTTCACGCCGCCAGCCACGGCCGTGTCCACCTCGATGCGCGGCGCGTCGAAGGTGACGCCGCTGGGCGTCGCCTGGCGCTTGATGGCCTGGAGTTCGGCGCGAATCTGCAGATCGTAGGGAAGGCGGCTGCGCTGCTGCTCCAGGCGCTTCTTGATGCGGATGGCCAGGTCGGTCTTCATCTTCACGCCATCATCGTTCGAACCGCCGAAGCTGACGCCCATCAACCGGCCCTCGTTCTCCAGATTCAGCAAGTCGAAGAGGCCCACGCCCATGCCCGTCTTGTCGATGGCACTCCGCGAAGTCATGCGCACAATCGGATTCAGCCTTTTGCACTGTTCGGGGAAGCTCATGGCGTGCAGCTTGATGACCGCGCGGGTCCAGGCCACGTCGCCAATCTTCTCGTCGAGCCAGAGGCAGGTGGCGTCGTGATCCCGGCCCACATCGATGCCGCTGTAGAGTGATCCGCGCGGGTGGAAGTCGGGAGGAAGATCGATCGTCGCCCCAGCATCTTCGCAGGCCGAGATCAGGTCCAGCGTCAGCCAGGCCCCGGTGGACTTGAGGAAGATACAGCAGAACTCCTGATTCCAGGTGTCGTCGTCGTTCAGGCCGCGGCGCATCTCCTCGATGTTGATCGGACAGCCCTCGGCCACGGCCAGGTGCACATCCACCCAATGGCCGCTCCAGCCGTCCACCTTCACCGGCAATTGCGATGGCGCCACGCCCAGGTCGAGCCCGAGCTGGCGGGCGATGTCGTGGAACTTGCCCTGTTCGCCGTTGGGCGTCGAGAGCACGCGCAGTTTGTGCCCCAGCGCCACCTGGCGGAAGACGGCCGCGAAGATCGCGTAGCTGTCTTCGTGATGCGCGAACTCGTCAAGAATGGCGTTGCCGGGGTAGCCGCGCGCCGTGCGCGGGTTGGCGGGCAGAGCGATGATGCGGCTGCCATTGGGGAAGGTGATGCGCTGCTGAATACCCTCGATGCGCCCGAAAACGTCGATGAAGTCTTCGTCGGCGTACATCCGGGCCGTGCCACCCATCAGCTCCAGGTTCTTCTGGCAGGTCTCAATGAACTCGGTAGACTGCGCCTTCGAGGCGCTGAGCACCGTCCAGGTGGCGTTGGCGTGTTCCAGGCAATCGAAGATCGCCTCCAGGCCGGTGGCGTAGCTGAAGCCGATGCGGGCCGATTTCACGGCGCACTTGAAGCGGGTGTGATCGTCCACCCAGCGCTGCTGGTAAGGGCGAAGCTGAATGACGGGAGGAAGTTTGATTTCAGGCATGAGGAGCCGCCGGATTCTCGACCGGCGGCAGCCCGAAGACCCTCTCACGCAGGCGGTTGATGTCGGCGACGGTCAGTTCGCCCTTTTGCAGCTTCTTGGCCGCGCCCTCGGTTTCGGCTTCCAGCTTCTGGCGTTGGAGAGTCTCGCGCTCTTCCAGCACGCGCAGCTTGCGCGCATCCACTTCCACGCGCTTGGCTTGCAGCTCCACTCTCTGCAAACGCGACATGGTGAGCGAAAGCAGGTTCAGGCCCTCCAGGAACTTCGCCTGGTCGCCCGGCCCTACCTTCTGCATCAGCGTGAAGACCTGGTCGCGCATGGCGTTCATCACGGCCGCGTTGGACTCGGGCAGATCATTCCCGGCGAAAGCCCCGGCCCATTCGCGAGCCTTGGCGCTTTCCGCCAGCACTTGAGCTCGCACCTGGGCCACGCGCAGGTCAAACCAGCGCTGCAGTGTGGATTTGGCCAGGCGCAGATCCGGGAAGAGATCCAGGCTGCCGGTATCCACCAGCTCCCAGTCGATGAAGCCCCCTCCGTCTTTTTCCCATTCGGCGCTGTAAGGCCTGGCCGATTGCTCCGAAATCTCCACCCAGGTCCGTCCCCGGTCATAGAGCTGCTTGATCGCATCCTGCGCAGACTGCGGCAGGCGGTCGATCTTGAGCGGCTGCTTGGACTTCCGCGCTTCTCCGGTTTTGGGTCTGGGTTTGGTCATCGTCTCTCGGGCCTAGTTGAAAAGCACGTCGTCGTTGGAGCGGCCCGCGGTGACAAAGCGCAGCCCGGTGGCCGTGAGCGCGAGCTGGCTCAGCTCCACGCGGCCGGTGAATTCGTTGGTGGCCCGCTTGAAATCGAGGTAATCGAGCACCGCGAGATCCTGGAGCAGGGTGAGCACCTGGTCGCGGCCCAGCGTCTGCCCCATCTTCTGCAGCACGGCCCACACCTCGAAGTCATCCATCCGCGAAAGCTGGTTTTCGTGCCCCTCCCTCACCAGCTTCAGGATGATGCCTCTGCGCCGCCTCGCCTGAATCAGCCTACGATCCGCTTCCATCGCGTCTTCCTCCATCGGCGCTGCCCAGACTCATCCGGATAGCGTTTACTGACCTCGTCAAATCCTGCAAAGTCTCATCCTGCCGATCAAACCGCTCATACATGCCCGGAAATTCCTGCGCCGCGTAGATGGCCAGCCGCTCCACCTGCTCGGCCTGGCGGCTGCCGTGATCGGCCAGCCGGGTCAGCGCATCCGCCGTCCGCCCGCTCGCCTCGGCGCTCGAATGCACCCCGCTGGCCACCAGGCTGAAACTCTCCCGGACGGTCGCGGTCATGCCTTCCAGGAACTTGCCGACCACAAACAGGGCCACGATGGCGATCAGAAAGGCCGGCCCCCAGCCTTGCAGCAGCGCGAAAGCCCGGTCCGGCTGGCTGGTCATGATGTTGTAGGCCCCCAGAACGATAGCCGCCCCGCTGGCCCCGCCCATCACGATGCCTATATGCCGGAGCCAGCCAAACCGGAACCCCGCCTCGACTCCCACTTTCGGCACCGAAACCCCGCTCAAGTCCAATGTCGTCACTCTGCCCTCTCGCCTCAAGTCCTGAACGGGCCGACGTGGAAGAATAAAGCCCCTACACGCCCCCGATTCCGTTTCCAGGTACATCCGAGCCTTCCAGCCGTCCGCGACGCCCCAGAGGCCCTTAAAACGCATCTTCGCCTTTTCTCCGCCTTACGAGCCCAGAACCGCCCAGGCGAAACAGGGATTCCGGCCGCCCCGGCCTCCACAACTGGCCAGCCAGACAGCCAGGGCGAAGAACAGCGCCAGCCAGAGCCAGGGCAGAAGCTGCGATCTCCGAATTCTCCCCATCGTCAGACCCTCCATCAGCAAGCCCTGGACAGAAGGCAGCCGAGCGAGACGCCGACCTTGGTCCCGTCAAACATCGTTGCCCCCGCCTTCCTCCACCACGGCTTGGGAGTGAAGTACAGCTTGGTCAAATCGTCAGCCACCCGCTTGCCGTCGCCGGTCATGCCCTGCATATTTTCCGTGGTCCCGGCCAAAGCCAGGCTCAGCCGGTCCACGTTGTTAATGGTCCGGTGAATGCTTTGGTCCTTGAGCAGGGCGTCCAGGTCGTAACCACTGGCCGTGTAGGCTGCCAGCAGCGGTTGCGCGGCGGCGATGGCGCGTTCCCCTTCGCCCAGGGTGTCGGTGGCAGCGTTGAGCGTCTCTGTGGCTGCGTTGGCCGTTCTTGTGAGCGCGTCGGAAGTCTTTCCGAGCGAGTTGACTGTCCCCTGCAAGGCAATCTGTGTGTTGTGCAAGTCAGTAGAGACAGCGCCGTTTTTCTTTGCTGCTGCCTCAACCTGCCCCAAAGTGCCGCGCAGCGTATTCAGAGTGATGGAAGACTGAGCCAGCAGCCCGCAGTCTTTTGCGTTATCCACGGTAAGGAGCTGGCCTTTGATTGGCGTACAGGGCCGGTTAACGTTGGCCAGCGTGGCCGTCACGCCCAGAACCGTTTGCCTCGTAGTGACTTGGGTCTGGTGAGAATCCCAAGCGAAAAACGCAGCACTGCCGGCAACCGCCAAAAGGCAAACTGCCCCGGCGATACGCTCGGCGATTTGGGCTTTCACGTCCAGATTCATCATGGCCTCAAACTTCCATCGGCTTGAATTCGATAAGCCAGGCTCTGCCAGTCCTCATGCGTCTTCGCGGCTTCAATCAGCCGCCACAGAAAGCCCGTGTGGGGATCGACCGCACCATACTTTTCCCAGCTCTTCGCGAATGCCCGCTTGACTCGCTCTTCCTCGTCCATCTCGGCCTCAAAAAGCGGGCGGATGCCCCGTTAAAGCATCCGCCAGGGGGTGGGGAACTTTGCGTCCGCGGCAAACGGCTTGGTTGAGCCGTTTGCCGCATATTAGGCGGGGACGGGGCTCGTGCCGACGCTTGCCTTGCTCGTGCTGGCCGCCGGGGTGAAAGCGTTCAAAGCCGCCACCATCGAGTTGACAAAGGTGGTCACGCCGGCCGTGCTGGTGGTGATGCCGTCCTTGGCCAGCAGGGGAGTCAGGATCGGCTCGACCGTCGCGACCACCGAAGCCAGCTTGGCCACGCCGTTCGAGGCACCGGCGGCGGCGTTGACGCCCGCGGCCTGGGCCGTGGCGATGGCGGTGAGGGTTGCCTGGACAGCCGGCAGCAGCGACGGAGCGTAGGCTGCGATAAACGGCTCGGCGGCTTTGCCGGCGTCTTCCACCACAATCTCGGCGACGGGCTCGGCCTTGGCAAAGTCGTTCTTGATGTCGGTCCCGATCTTTTCCAGCCAGGTGATGACTTTGTTCGACATGGGTTTCTCCTCAATTCTCGGTTGATGGTTGAAAGGTGGGGGCCGGCGGCGCGACGACCTCAGGCGTCGAAGGGCGCGGCTGGCGCGTTCCCAGAAAGGCTTGCAGGCTGTTGTACAACCAGGCGTACCAGACGTTGTTTCCAAAACTCGACGGATGCGGCATATTGGCGACAACCGCCACCGCGAGGAGTCCGGCGATGGCCGTAAACTCCGAACTCCGGCTTTGGATGTAGGAGCCCAGGCTCATGTGGCGCTTCCCCGCCACAGATCAAATTCCGCCCCGCGCCGCGCCTTCAATGCAGCGATTTCACGCCCGGCGGCGTGGTCCCAGGTCAGCAGTTGACGCCCGGCCGCTTCATAGAGCCCAGAGTTCAAATCTTTCAGCAGGGTCGAAGACTCCAAACGTCCCGCGCCCAGGTTGAAGACAAAGTCCACCAGGGCGTCGAACTGGCCCTGCGTCAGCGGAACTTTCACCAGCCGCTCCACCGCTCCTTCTGCGTCGTCCACGTCGCAAGAAAGGATGTGCTCGGCCAGAGGTTCGGTGACTCCGTCCGGAAAGCTATTGGGATGCATCTGGCGATGGCCAAAACCGATGGTGGCCAGGCCATTCAAGTCCAGATAGGTTCTGCCCCGGAAGCCCTCCGACGTTTTGAGCAGCTCCATTCCGGCCTTGCTGAATTCCATTGCCCGGCTCCCTTGTTCGAATCCGGGCAGGGAGCGTGCGGGCTCCCCGGCCGGATTCTGCTCTGGCTGCACCGCACTGGTCTCCTTTCGGGGAACAACAGTGGGGGCCATCAGTGGACAGAATAGGGCGCTACTACGCAACGGAGGGAGATATCCGGAAGAGCTGATTTATAAGGGGAAGATGAGATACGGCACGGCGAAGAAGAGCGTTGCCGCACGGCATGGGAGTTATGCTCGAATCATTTTAAACAGGTAAGCGAACAATGCGCCAGCGAAATGGAAGACCGCCAGCGCGGCCGAGACTCCGAAGAAGACGGCCCAGAAGATGCCGCGAGTGGACAGCGGCGGCGGCGCGGTCGCCAGAGGAGCCGTTTGCGGCTGGCGCACACGAACCGGAGCGCGGCGCAGCTCGGCCGCCTGGCGGCAAAAAACATGCTCGTTCAGCCCAATGCCCACCGGCTTGTCGCAGATTTTACAGTTCGCCATGCGTTTGCTCGCACCAGACTCGACTCATGAGCCCAAAGATACGCCAGTGGTTACGCCTGCACAAACGGGCACGGCTAAAGTCCACGCCAGTCGTTGGCTAAAACCGTTTTTTTAGCTGCTCAGTTCGATCTTCATCTTTGGATCGCATCTGATTCTGATATTCGGAAGTAAAGATATGGATGCTACCCTGATCTACCTGGGTCCCAACAGATTCGCAAAGAAGAGATAATCTTCTACCGACCCACCTGGCTTTGTAATTCTTGTAGTGAACTCCAATTTTAGAAACAACATCTTCAACTGTCCTAGACCTGGGAGGTCCATATTTTTCCACAAGAGCAGCTGAAATTTGGTCAAAAGAATCCTGATGGAAAGCCACAAAGATTGAACCCACGTTGCCGTCCACCAACTCGACATTTATATCGAAAAAGTCGGGAACATTGTGTATCGCAAAAAAATAAGCGATGGATTCTGCGCATGGCTTTTGAAAATCGACCCATGACTGGGAGTATGGCGGACAAAGCGGAATGGATTCAGTGAGAGGAGAGCCCAGCTTAATTCCTAAAAACGAACTGGGCTCCCCTTTCCATGCAGGGATTTTCGTCGGATGCTGCGCAACCCCAATCGAGCCGAACAGAATGGAGCACAAGACCAACAATCTGCCACTTTTTGAAATTTGCATTTTGCCCTTTCTTTCCGTCCGGCTACTGCATCCGGCTCTCCGGCCTCGGCAGAGCCGCCGAGTCACCCATAGTACAACACACAAAGCCCACGAGACTATATTCTCCGCTCTTCTGCAGCTTTTTCCAGGGCTGATTCGGATGGAAGGGTAAGAGCATATCGACGCCATCTGTCTGCCGGCTGAGCCAGCGAATCTCGACGCCGTTTGAGGTTTGCACCGCGACGAGACTCCCCTTCAGTTGGTCAGGGTCCTTGCGGCTGATGTCCAGGACAACGATCATTTTGGCGACGCCTTCGCCCTGGACCCGCAACGCACGAATAATTCCGCCTTCCATGAACCACTCCTCGGGCAAGTGTAGATTCTTCTCAATATCGTTTGGAGACAGCCCCCCTAGTACATCCACCCTCGCGGCCTCTTTCACTAGTGGCACAATTCGCAACTTCTGGGAAAACACAGGTAATCCGGAAAGATCACTAGCCTCCAGGTCGAACCCCACCTGCTCGGCTGCCAGGTCGCGCCAGAATTGGCGCTCCGATTCCGGGGCCAGTTCTGAGAGTTTGAGGAGACTTTTGGCAGTTGGAGTTGCTGATTTCTCCCCTCTTTCCCATTTAGAGACAGAGACTTGGCTGATTCCGCATATTTTGGCAAGCTCCGCTTGCCTCATCCCTCTGGATTTCCGTAAATCCCGGATTTTCTGAGCGAGGTTCTCCCCACTGAAGATATTTAAGCCTGAAGGTATTATTTCCTTTGACATTTCATACCTGCGGTTATATTGTGATTCTGCGAGGGGAAACGCCGTTCCCTCTCGGTTCCGAGGATACACGATGGACATCAACACTTTCAGGACAAAACTCACCCGCGACATTCAAAGCCGAGTGGCCCGGCAGCTTGGGCTCAGCCGTTCCCACGTCTGCGAAGTCGCCAACGGGCACCGGCGCTCCCGCCGAGTCCAACTTGCACTGGAAAAGGAATACGCGAGAGTTGATCGCGAGGTCCGGGGCTTTGAAAGAAAAACCGAGCGTGCGGCATGAGCGATACTCCGACGCTCCTCGAACAGTTGAATGCAATCCAGACGATCATCGCCATGATCGTAAGCGAACAGCGCTATCTGATGCAGGAAAAACCTGCTGGTGTCGAGAAACAAACCCCTGTGGTGCCTGAAGCACCCCCCGTCGAAGTTCATTCCTGGATGGAATCGATCAGAGAATCGGCATCGCCGAAGGAGGTCGAGGCAGAAACTCCCCGCCGCGCAGGTGTTCCCATTCGCACAATCAATCCAGCTCTGGCACATCTGAATCGGAGCGATTTTAGTCAGGGAGGAAAATTCTACGGGCTGATGGCTCATATAGCCAGAAAGCTAAACATTGGCGGCTGTTACGTGAAAGAAGTCGTAGACGGGAAGAGCCACGCTGCGCGAGTGATAGCGGCGATAATCGAGGAAATTCAACTCGGGTATAAGCCGCCTCAGAAATTTCACGATCAACTCAGTGCAACCGAGGAAGTCGCTTTTCATCGTGGCGGCCGCTATTACGGCCTTTATCGCCGTGTGGCGCAGCAATTAGGTTTAAACAAAAGAACTGTGAGTGCGGCGTGTCGCGGAACGGGGCGTTCTGACCGAGCTGTCATTGCCGTCCGCGCCGAAATGGCCCGCGTCGATGCGGAACTTGCAGCCAAAGGAGGCCAGTAGCGTGGCTTCCCAAATGGCTTTATCTCTCCCCCTCCCCATCTCCGTCCCCGCGCCCCAGCGCATTCTGCTGCCTGATCCCCGCGATCAGGCCACCGCGACCGAGCGTCTCAGCGTTTTGCAACTTCTCTTCGACTATCGCGGTGACCCGGAACGCTTCGGAGCTCTGCGGCTCCTGGATGGAACTCCAGTGAGCAGCGCCACCAGGATGCTGGCCTACATCGCGGAGACCACCGGCACCAGCGAACGGACGCTGAAGTATTGGCTGGCGCGGTATCAGACCGGCGGCCTGGCCAATCTGGCAGATCGCACGCGGCGGGATAAAAACCAAAGCCGGTTTTTTGCCGCGTATCCACGGGCAGCTTGGCTTATTGCGTACTTATTTTTGGAGTGCCGAAGCTCCTGCAAGGTCTGCCATGAAGCGATTGTCCGCGACGCCAAATTGATAGAAGTTCCGCCAGAAGAATTGCCGTCCTACGAAACAGTGAGGGCATGGCTGCGCTCGATGCCGCCCTCGCTTCAGGTGTACGCCCGTAAGGGCCGCAAAGCTTACCGCGATCAGATGTCTCCGTATTTGAAACGGGCTTTCACGGACGTCTACGCCAATGAAGTTTGGGTGGGCGATTTAGCCATCATGGATATTGAAGCGTCGAACGATGTCTTTGAGAACGTCGAGTACGGATCCCCGCTGCGCATCCGCCTCGACGCCAATCTCGATTACCGTTCGCGCCTGCTCGTAGGCTACAGCTTCTGCTGGGAAGGAAGCAGCCGGTCGGTCGCCGCCACGATGATTCGCGGCATTCGCAAGTACGGACCTCCCGTTTTTTGGTACACAGATAACGGAGCCGCCCAGAAGAAAGCCGCCAAAGGCGCGCAGCCTGGCTACCTGGTGGATTCGCCGCTGCCGCCCAAGGATTGGCGCAAGACCGAGATCGAATCTATCGAGTCTACCGGATTCCTGGCCCGCGCCGGCATCGCCGTCCAGCACGCGCTCCCCTTCCATCCGCAAGCCAAGGCCATCGAGCGTTTCTTCAGGACGATGCATGAGCGCTTCGACAAATGCTGGCCCACGTACACCTCCGGCAGCCCCTTCACCCGCCCCGATGCCACCACCGCCTTGATGGTTCACCACAGAAAGTGCCTGGCGAAAGGTCACCTGGAAAAATCCCACCACCCGCGGGTTTCGCAGATCATCGCGGCCTTCATGGGATGGGCCGAAGAGTATGGAAATACTCCACACAGCGGTGAAGGTTGCGAGGGCCTAACGCCCCGCCAGGTCTTCGAGGCGAACCGCAATCCTGCCCAGAAGCCCACGCCGGACCCGGCCACGCTGGCCCTTTTAATGGCAGAACACCAACGCCGCATGGTGCAAGAGTGCGCGATCCGCTTGAATAATCGCCGCTACGTGCCGGTTGATCCCTGCGGCTGGGAAGCTCTGCACAATCTCAACCAGTGCGAAATTTTAATTGCTTACGAGCCGGGCGCTCCGGAAGATGCCGCCGCGCTCGATCTGGACGGGAACTTTGTCGCGGCGCTCCAGGCCGAGGAGATGGCCCGCTTCGCGCCCAGCGACCCGCACACCAAGGCGCAAGTCTCCGAAAGTATGCGCCAGCGCCGGCATCTCGAAAAGACGACCCGCGAGGCGTTGCAAACCATCAGTCTCGTTGCGCGGCAGAATGGAGCCCTGACTCCGTTGGAAGCCATGGCCAAGCGGCTGCAGTTCCCGGCCAGCACCGATCTTGCGGACGTGGTAACCCAGCGTCCATCCAAATTCAACCCCAACGACAACCCTTCCAGCCGGCCCACGACACCGGCGGAGGCAGCGCGAATCTTTTTGGAGAGGCAGAACGCATGAAAGACAGCATGGACAGCGCGGCGCGAGTACGCACTCTCGCGACCGAATATATCAACCGCAGCGGGATTTCTCCCGTGGATTTTGCCCGGCGAGTCGGTTTCGCTTACTCGACCCTGAATCTTTTCCTGACCGGCAAATATGGCCAGATGGTCGGAGACCAATCCAAGATCATGGCGGCCGTGCTCGGCTTCATCGAGAACTATCCGCTGGCCACCGATAGCCTGGTCTCTCATCAGATGTACGAGACGAAGGCCGTGACGATGATGCGTGGCGTCTTCGCCCGGCTCCTGGAACGGCCCCAGGTCTATCTGGTCTACGCGCCTCCGGGCTCCGGCAAGACTGACATCGCCCGGCACTTGATCTCCGAGCATAACCGGCAGCACGGCGCCGAGCAGACCACGTACATATTCCGCGTCTACTGCCGCGCCCGGATCACGCCCCGCGACCTTTTGCGCCGGGTGGCCGCGGCTTGCGGCACCGAGAGCAGCACATCGACGGACCGGGTGATCCACAACTTGCGCTGGGATTTTCGCGGCAAGCGGGTGGTGATTTATCTGGATGAGGCGCAGCACTTGAGCATCGACGCCTTGGAATCCGTCCGCGAATTATTGGACGAAGATCCGCGCTTCTCGCTCTGTTTTGCCGGATCGCATGAGTTGGACCGCACCTTCGCCCGTTTCGCCGGGACTCTCGAACAGTTGGAGCGGCGCATCTCCGACCGCGTCACCCTCCCGCCCGTCTCCGCAGACGAGGCCGCGGGCATCCTTAAATCTGAATTGGCCGGACTCACGCTGGACTCGGCCCTCATACGCCAGCAGATCGAGCTCGCTACGATTACTGTCCGGGTCCAGCGCAAGACGCAGCGCTACATCAGCATCGGACGCCTGATGGCGGCGATACGCGAGATCCGCGAGGGCCTGGCCGCGCAAGCGCCCGTCGCGGATCCCGACGCCGCAAGAATCGAGGCCGTGGCATGAAAGCAAATCCCCTTTCTATTCCTGTATCTCTCCGCATTCTGGTGGAAGACGGTAAAGGCCAGGATAGGCGGACCCAGCCCCAAAGTGAGCCGCGCCCCGAGCCGAGATTCGATCGCGTCTTTCGCGCCTTCGTCCGGGTGGCGTGTGCCTCCGAGTGGATTTTCAAACTGGCCGTGATCCTGGGCGTGCTCTATCTTTCCATTCGCATCGGCTCAGCCTTCCTTCCCGGGGGCGCGGTTGAGCGCGTGCTCGGAGGCCTGCGGTGAGCGCTCAAACCGAAGATCGCCTGGTCTATACCGGCCCGGATGGAGATGTCCACTGCATCAGCTCCAAGGCGCTGGTCACTATTCCCGCCGAGTTCGAAGAGACGATTGCCACGCTCTGCTCCGATTTGCGGCTTATGCGCGACTGCGTCCTGGTCTTCGGCGGGGTTCCGCGGCCGGTCGCCGAGGCTATTTTGCTCAACCTGGGACCGGCCCAGGCCGCTTTCGATATGGCCATGCGTAACGGCGAGCCGGGGGAAAGGCAGGGAAACTGATGGAATTAACCACCGTGGCCTGCAACATCTGCGGCCGGCAAAAGCAGGAGACAAACAACTGGTTTGTCGCCATTCACCATCCTGAGATGCAAGGTGTCCTGTACATGCCCGCGGACGCGGTCGAACTTCCGCGCCGCCCGGGATACATCTACGAGCACATCTGCGGCCAGGGCTGCAGCCTCAAGCATCACGAACGCTGGCTGGACAGCCTCAAAGCCGCCGCCACAACCGCACCAGAAAGCATCGAGGAAAGCGCCACATGACCACCGAAAAGAAGCCCGCGCCCACCGCCGCTGAAATTGACGATCTCTGCCTGGCATTCGACCAGGCCAAGATCGCGGTCGACAAAGCCGAACAGAAGTTCTCCACCGCCAAGGTCGCATTGATGGCCGCCGTGCAGGATTACGGCTACACCCCCTCTCACGCCGAGAAAACCACCCGACTGGAAGGCTCGCTCTACATCGCCGACGCCACGGTAGCCTCCACGGTCGAGGTGATTGAGGCATCCGTGGCCGAGCTGCAAAGCGAACTCTCCCGGCTCCAAAAGCCCAAGGTTTTTGCCGAGCTTTTTGACCGCAAGGTGAAGCACTCGCTGCGCAAGAACGCCGCCGGCACTCTCAAGCTGGCCATCGGCGGATTCGCACTGGAAGTGCAGAGCAGGTTGCTCTCCCTCTATTCCTCCTGCCTCAACGTCAACGTCAAGGCTCCGGCTCTCTCCGTTGATCTGGCCGCCGCTCTGCGTCAGAAGGAAACCGAAGCCCAGCAGAAAGCCGAGCGCAAGGCCGCCAAGCTGGCCAAGAAAGCAGGCATTGAATGAGCCATTCCAGCAATCTCGGTTCCGCGAGCAAGACCCTCCGGGTGGAGATATTCGCCCTGCTCAGTTGCTATTCCACCAGCATGACGGATGCCGCCCGGCAGCATCCCCAGGCGGCCATCGATCTGGCCGCGGCTCTGGATCCGCACGTCGAGGCTGTCGGCCGCGCCGTAGCCGCGCTGGCGCGCTTTGGCAAAGTCGAGCTCGCGGAAGAGACGTAGGCCTTTGATATTCGGAATTTCTTGCGGCCACCTTGCTGCAACGACGGGAGGTGCGCCCGATGACGAACGCCGCTCCCCTCGGCAAGCGTTGCGATCGTTGCCTCTGCTGCGACGCTGTCATCGTCACGGATGGTGAAGCGCTCTGCGCGGCTTGCGACGACGGAAATCATACGCCCACGCCTGAAGGTCAGCCGATGCCAAAGAAACCGGAGTCTGTACCTGAAACCCCACTCGCCGTTTCGGCTCCGGAGCCGGGAAGAAAGGATGCCATGTCAGTCCGAAGTGTAAGAAGTGGAAGAGGACGTGGAAAGCGTATCGACCTTGAGACTCGGCGCGCCGTCCTGGCTGCCGATCCCAAGATTTCAAGCACTCAATTGGCGCGTGAACTTGGCATATCGGATCAGTCTGTATTAAACATTCGCCGCCAGTTCCACGCCGTTCCCATGCCCGCAGCCGAAGAGCTGGATTGGGAGCCGGAGCCGGCCGTCGCAATGCCGCGCGCGGCAACCGTACACCTCTCGGTGATTGGAAGCACGATGGATGCCTGGTGGAAAAGCATGAGCTTGGATGATAAAGCCGCGCTGTTCACGGCCAATTATCGCTTCCGTATTGAAGGAAGCGTGCTATGAGACCTACCGCTCTCAGTTCGGCCCATACCAACGTCTGCCGCAAGCTCTACGACCTGGCCAACGCGTGGAAGCAGGAACCTGAAGCCCCGGTAGATCCTGATGCAGCTTTACGCCTGGCCGAGTCCCTCAGCGAATGCGCTTGCAAGCTCGCCTTACGGATAGGGCTCTTGCGCTGCGAGGCCGAGAGGGCCATCGAAGGAAGGAAAGGAGAAGCCGCTTGACCGAGCAAACGCTATTCCCTGACCCGGCGCCCTCCACCGAGGAGAGTGCGCGCATCCTTGACCTGGAGATCGAGCTGCTGCTCTTCGGCAAGCCCGGCGGTCCACTCTTGCTCACTCTCAGCGATGACGAAAAATGGGTCCTTGCCGCGGTTCGCTATCACCGGGGAGCGGCCCGCGCCATCACGATCCGCGAGATGCAGGCGCGCACTTCCTGTGATCGGCTCACCGACCGGCAGATCAAAAAGGCGGTGCGTACCCTGCGCATCAACTTCCACCTGCCGATCGGCTCCTCGAAGCAAGGGAATGAGGGTGGTTACTTCATCATGCTGACCGAGGAAGACCATGCCATCCTCCGCCACCAGGTCCTGGACCAGGTCCGCGCGGAGCTGGAAGTGCTGAAGTCGGTGGATGGTCCCAAGGCCGCGTTAGAACTGCTTGGCCAGTTGCAATTGGAGGTGGGCCGATGAAGCTCTTCGAGTCAGATCCCCAAGTCGTGCTTGCCGGGATTATCTCCTCAACTGTCTCCGTCCTGATCGTCATCGCCGGTTTGGTCTTGGCGCATAACTGGAAATAAACCCTGGCTGGGAGGCGCTATGCGCAACACACGCAAGTTTGAACAAGAGATGGAGCGCATCCGGCGCGAATCCGATGCCCTGCTGACCCTCATCATCACGCCAGACTGGGGTTATATCGCCACCGATCCCAAGCTGGCGCCCAAAGATGCGATTGAAACGCTCCGCAACGAGATTCCCTCGCTGGCGGAATTCCTGACGAAGAAAGGTTCCGCTCGATGAAGTTGGGAGACAAAAAAGATATTGACTCGCGGCACATGCTCATCAAGGCGATGCTGGACTTATACTGGCTGCGCGAAAACCCCACGATCCCTTCGCTCCCCTGGGGCGCGGCCGACGCCGGCGCGCTGGCACACTTCCTGCGCGCCAATCCAAAGCTGAATCCTCTTGTCGTGGAGCAATGCCTGGTCAATCGGCTGAACAGTGAGGATCATGCTTCGGCCGAGCGCGTGCATCGCTGGATCGGAGATGTCTTGCGCTACGCTAGCGGGCCGCTCAATCGCTTCAAGCAGCCCAAGCAGCCGATCCACGCGGAGGCGTCGGCCGGCTCCAATTATCCCGGCAAAGTCTGGAGTGAGCCTGCGCCGACAGAAACCGCGCGCCAGTTCATGGGCGAAGTATGGTTCGAACGCACCGTAAGTAGCTTTAAAGCGGGTAAGGCGCTCACCGAGATTCAGCGTAACTGCCTGCGCGAGGAAGGGCTGCTATGAGGCCAAGAAAGAAGATTCTCCTGGTGAGCGCATCCGAGGATCGCGCTTCCATTCTCAAGTTCATGCTGGAGACCAGCCGCTTTGCTGTTACGGCCTGTCTCTCCGCTGCGGAAGCCCTTGATTTGCTCTCTCAGGAGCAATACCATCTGCTGCTTTGCCATCTGCCTTTTACGGGCATTGAAAACCTTATCGATTCAGCCCGCACCATCGACGAGGCGATGCCCTCGCTGGTCCTTGCTGGCAAGCTGAGCCAGTTACCCATCGGCATTCACGCCAGCGCTTTTATCAAGCCGGCGGATTATTGCGCGGCCTATCTGCTGGAGAGAGTGAAGGTTCTCACGGCTCGCAAGCGTGGACCGCAGCCGCGGCGCATTCTTCCAGCTTGCATGATGGACGCACCTAACGAGGTGAGGAGGCTTGCCTCATGACCAGCGAAGAGCGCTCCTGCCTCGGAAAAGTGCGTCATACCACACAACGCCGCGCGTGCATCGCGCTCGGGAAAACCAATCTTCGCTACCATGAAAAGCCCGGCTCTATTCAGGTCTATCGTTGCCGTTTCTGCAAGGGCTGGCACCTCGGCCACGTCAAACTTCACCCGGAACCTCTCCGCCGCATGGCGAGGCCCAAATGAAAGTTTTGAGCGTGAGAGTTTCCAAGTCCTAAATGATTCTAAGTTCTAAGTCGCCAGCAAGGAGGGCTGAGTGCAAGTGCCAGACCATGAGTATCAACGCCAATGCCAAAGGATGGGCTGTAAAAACCTGATCGATCCAAAACGCCGAACGGCTAAGTTTTGTTCGGATGCCTGCCGCCAGGCCGATGGCCGCGAGATGCGCAGGTTACGTCCTCCCATCCTCTGTGACCATTGCAAAAAACTTTTGAAGAAGGGGACTTATGCCGCTCTCAAAACGACAACTCGTAAGACTTCAGACTCTCTATAGCCAGTTAGCCCGGCATGAGATCGGCGTTGGTGTTAGTCGTGAAGCACGGCTAGCCTGGGCTGCCGAGTGCCTGCATAAGCCCGTGAAGAGCTTTTCTGATCTCACTTTAGCCGATGCCGGTTTCCTGATTGATAGCATCCAGGAGTGCCTGGGCATTAAGGCTCCTGCCAAGCACCGGCCCGATCGCGCCCAGGCGCGCCGCGCGGGCGTCGATGGCCGCAAGGATGGCCAGGAGTTCGCCTCTACTCCCCAGCTCGCCAGCGAGGCCGACCTGGCCTCGATTCAGGCGTATTACGACCGCCTGGGATGGGGCCGCGCGCAGTTTGACGCCTGGCTGCGTTCGCCGCGCTCCCCGCTCAAACATAAGTCCGCTCCTGTCATCGTCACGGTGGCCGACGCCAATCGCGTTCGCTGGGCCTTGAAGGGGATGTTACAGTTCGCGGGCAAGTGGGAAGATCGCGGCGCCCCGAAGAAAGAGAGATAA